GCACCTTCCAGCCGCGCAGGTTGAACATGTAGGGGCCGAGGCCGGCAAGACCGGCTTGCTGCAACAGCGCAATGGCGCGGCCGCTCGATCCGCCGGCGCCCTGATCGCCGCCAATCATCGCGGAATTAGGCCCGAAGGTTTCGATCTCCTGCTTGGCATCCTGCATGAACTGCAGTTGCCCCATCACCGCGGCCTGCTTGGCCTGGTCGTCAAACCGCACATCGTCCAGCGACGTATTGACCAGCACGATGCCGTCGCTGCGGGCGGCTTCGCGTCGGATCGCCTCGATGTTGGTGTCGGCGATCGCCGCCTTGGTGGCGATGATGCGCCGGTTATTTAGCTCATGTAGCGCCTTCGATCGGCGCTGGTTAACTTCGTCCTGCGGCGACATGAGATTGCGCGGGAAACCATAGCGATCACCGTCGTGATCCACGGCGGCCGAGAACATGATGTACTTCGCAATTTGCTTTTCGTGCTCGTCGATAAACGGCGAGACACCCTGCATAAGTATCTTAGAGCCCGTGAACAGCGCCCACTTCCAGCCGCCGCGCGATTTGTACCAAATATCAACCAGCCGTATCTGCTTGAAATCTCCATTGGTCGCAAACCATCTGTTGTCCCGATCCGAATTCGACATCAATTCGCTATTGGCATCGCACGCCGCGCTGATGTCCTCCTCCATGCCGGGCAGCATTTCAATCAGTTGTTCCTCGTCCACAAACTTGCCCATGCCGAGGTAGCGCGCGTCCTCGAAATCGTGTTTGAAGCTCCTGGGATCATAAAAAAACCCGTCGTTGTCGACGGGCTTGAACATCACATCATAGTCCGGTTGTGGCGGCGCCATTGGCGGGCCGCCGTTGTGGCCCATCATGCCGCCGCCCTGCTGCGGCTTGGGGGGAACCGCCCGAAGGTCAAGCTCGATGCCGCCGATGCCATCCACCGCGGCGGCTTCGGTGACAACAGGCGTGACCGCATCCCAGCGGTTGTTATCCATCAGATAGCGCAGCACCGCGGTCGCCAGATCGGCGCCAGCCTGATGCGCCGGCGTGCGTGGGAACGCCTTGGGATCTTGCTTCAATCTCTCAACGGTGCCGACGATGCCGTCGATCTTCTGGCCGATTTTATTGTACGTCACGACCGGCTGCTTGCGGTCGTTGAATGTCTTGATCTGGTCGCTCGTCCACTGCGCACCGTGGCGATAGCGCCGCGATATCTGCTGCTCCTCGATCTCCAGCCGCTTGCTGTCGAGGTAGGTGGTGTAGGCCAGCACGCATTTTTCTAGCGGCCAGAAACCCTGATCGTCCTCGCCGGCGCGCGGATCGTCGGTGGTCGGCGAGCGACCGCGCGAGCCGCCAGTGGCGGTCGAGCTATAGCCGGTGAAATTTACGACGTTGGTGACCGACATTTTCAATAAGCCTTATTGCCGATCTGCGTGGGCGGCATCGGCGGCCGCCCCATCAGCCCGCCAGGCTGCAGGCCGGGCACCGGCGGCGGCAAGGGTTCTGGCCCAGGTGACATGCCGGGGGGAGGCGGGGCGCCTGGGCCAGCATCCGCACCCGGAGGTGGGGGCGGTAGCGCAGTGTCAGGGCCGCTATTCGGGCCGCTCATCCCGGCCCCCAGGTTGCCCTGCATGAAGGAAATCATCAGCGGCATCACCTCGCCCTTTTCTTGGGGCGACAACGAGCCGACGAACGCGGCGAACTTTTCCACCACTGACATGATCTGTTCCTATGATTTCAAAGATGTCGGAAAAAATGGGGGTGTTTATTCCGATGTCGATTTTTGCGCCCAACTCGTAGGGTCGCGAATTTATTCCTAAAACTGCCGCCAATCCTCGGCCGCGGTGCTCTTGCGATAGACCTCGTACCCCGACACGTCGGCCGGCTTTTGCGGCTCTTTCACCGCCACCCACGGTCGGCTCATGCAGGCGTAGCGGCACTCGTCCGCGGCGTGATCCTCGCTGTCGGTGCAGACATCCTCATGCCGATCGGGATCGTGTTGTAGAAATGGCACAGTCCTGATGAAATCCCGGCACGTCGAGAACACCACCAGCATTGGCAGGCCGTCGTCGTTACCGACCAGCCTGGCGCGCATCTGATCCCAGCCGCCGAGGTGGGCGAATATCCGCACCCGATGATTGTCGGCTTTGCGAAACCAGACCTTGCCGCCGGTTTCAGTTCCCATGCGCTCGGCGATCGACGGCCCGCCATCCTGAGCGAACGCCGAGGGATCGAGCACGCCATAGGATATTTCCTCGTCCTTTTCCCTCGCCAAAATTCCTTGGCCGACCTCGCCGGCGTGGAGCTTGAGGCCGACATTGGGCTCGTTCGGCCGCATGCCGTACCATTCGCGGTAGCGCACCATGGCGCCGCGCGGGATCACGCGGCCGTGAACCTGCCATTCGTCCGACGCCACCGCCCACCAGCCGACCGAGAACGGCGAGGCCGAGCCCCAATCCATCGATCGAAACCGCATCCAATCTTTCGGTATTTCAAACGGCTCGATCACATGCCGGCCGGTGCTCCAACAGTCGAAGAACGCGCCCAGCGTGACCGACCAATCACCGTCGAGCCACGCCTGCACCAGTTCCTTGCTGCCGCTCGATCGCAGCCGTTGCTTGTACGCCTCCACGTCGATGAACTGATTGTTGCCGACCTTCGACGGGATGAAGATGCGCTCCAAACCCGTGCTTGGATCGCGAATAACGACATTTCCCAGCGGTGCCGGATCAATGTAACGAGCTTTTATCCAAGTGTGGCCAGGACCACCAGGGTTCCCCGTGAGCCTGATACCCACTGGCACGTTGGAGCCCGAGCGCAGCGTCGCGAACAGCTTGAAGATCGGCGCCGGGCTCGGAAAATTGCCCGCCTCCTCGATGTAGAGCCTGGAGTAGCTGTGGCCCTGATAAAGCTCGGCGTCGGCGTCGCGCTCTAAATAGCTGAACTTGAGGCGAGCCCCCTGTGGATCGCGCCATGTTTTCTCCTGCTCATTGTAGGTCCACTTGAGCGGCCCGTAGATCATCCGGCTGCGCTCGATCGTGTCCATCAACTCGGTGCGGGTTCGCCGCAACATCAGCCCGGATGCGTTGATGCCGTAGCGGTTGGCGTGCGACATCCACTCGCCTAACACCCCATCGGATTTTCCACCCCCACGGGCGCCGCCAAAGAAAATTTCGAACACATCACATTGCAGGAGCGCCCATTGCGCAAAATTCGATCCAGGGCTCCAGATGACCTTCTCGGTCTGATCTACACGTGCGTCCATATTCTGCGCTGCCGAATTTTTCGAATTGTGCGCGCGCTGATTTTATATCGCTCGCCAAGCACGTACGACGACAATGGTGATGTCTTGATTTCCAACACTTGCTGATCAGTTAGCTTGGCGTTCCAACGTCCTTTGCCTCTCGGCATTCTCCCTTTGCGGATCATGTCTGCCGTGTTGTCGGCCGGTGTTCCCAAAAACAAATGATCGGGATTGACGCAGCACCGCACATCACACGTATGGCAGACTAACAATCCGGGTGGAACTGGACCGCGATAGCGTTCATAGGCAAATCGGTGAACCTGCTTCAACTTGCCGTTAACGCCGATCTGGTAATAACCCTTTTGCGTTTTGATGTTGCCGCCATCCCACAGCCAGCAACCAGAGTTTGGCTCGGGCGAAATGTAATCTTCGAACCGTTCACTGAAGCTTGCCCTTGCCATCCTCGCCGCTCCCGTTGGTGACCGTGCTCTCGATCATACGCGGCGGCTCGGGATTACCATACTTTTTGATCCAGTCCTCTCGACTGAGAACTGGCGGAAGCTCCGCCACATAGCGCACATTCACGTCGGCCGAGATCAGCGTGCGGGTGAGATCGGGCACCACCTTCTTGAGCAGGCAATCAATCGCGCGCACTTGCGCCATGCTCAGGTCGGCCAGCTTGCGGCCGTTCTTGTCCTCCTCGCTGAAAATGAATTGGTGCAAGACATCCACCAACCGGATCGCCTGGATTTTGGAGCGCACCTCGTCGGGGTGAAACTTCATCTGCCGCCGACGTAGCAATACTTTACCGCCGTGGGTCTGGCTCGGCATGGTCAGTTCCTCCCACCGCTGTACATATCGAACAGCGACGGTGCCGGCGGGTCTGTCGGCTCGCCGGTCTTGGGATCAATCCACTTGCCGGTGCGCGGATCATAGACCGCGTTGGTCTGGCCGCCCATCGTGCCCGGCGCTGCCAGGCCGGTGGGAGAATACGCCCCCAACAGCCCGAGATCGGGGTTGCCGTATTCCATCGACAGTTGCGACAGATCGAGCCCCTTGGATGGAGTGTCCTCCGGGCCGGTCTGCGTCTGCGCGCCCTTGCCGGTGTAGGCCGGCTCGCTGTCCTTGCCGAACGGATCACCGGTGGGACCATAAGGTGCCGCCGGCGCTGCAGGCGCCGGCGCAGCAGCCGGAATGCCGTACATGGCTGACAGGGCTTCTTGCTGGGCGGCGATCGCCGCCATGGTCTGCGCCTCGTTCATGGACATGGCGTCATCGACGGCACCAGTGATGCCGACGTTGCCGCCCTCGTAGCCGGTTTGGCCACCTTTGCCACTGCCCTGCGTGCCGGTCTGGCCGTGCGTGCTTTCGGCAGCGCCCTTACCAGCAGCTTCCGTCGCCGCCAGACTATCCAAGCCGGCAAAGCCGAGCGCGCCAACGGCAGAAGGGTTTCCGTAATTGCCGGCCCAACCGCCCGGGGTACCGGTCACGCCAAGGTCACCCATCTCGCCCGATGCCCAGCCGGGATTACCAATGCCATAGCCGGGCGAGGCTTCAGCCGCCGCGGCGTGCGCGCCGGCGATGCCTTGGTTGCCGCCCTCGTAGC